CGTGCCGAGGCCGTGCTGGCCTCCAAGCCCGGCGGCAGCGGCTATGCCACCCGCAACGCCAACGGCACCGGCCCCTATCGCGTGGCCGAAGGCTGGGCCCCCGGCCTGCCGCCGCCGCCGGAGCGGGCGTCCTGATTACGGCACTCAAGGACACGAAGACTGTCCTCGAGGACCTGGGGCCATCGTTCACGAACCTCCAGACTCAAATCTCCGGCGCCTACTGGGATCAGGCGGCGCAGCCGATCCGAGACTTCGCTAACGTCGCCATCCAGGAGCTTTCGCCCGCCCTCCAGACGATCGCCTCCAACCTGGGCTCTATGACTGCCGCCATCGCTGGCGCCGCGGGGGGGCATATTGCTGGCTTCCAGCAGTCTCTCACCTACCTGTCGCAGGCCCTGTCGATCGGTTCCACGGGGGCGGCGTCGTTCACTAACGGCATCCTGACGATGGGTGAGGTGGGTGCGAAGTTCCTGCCCAGCATCGCTCAGTGGGCGAACAACCTGGCCGCCTCGTTCGAGCGGTGGGCAGAGAAGGCGGCCGCATCCGGCCAGATGGAGGCGTCCATTCGTCGCGCCGCACAGGCGTTCGGCACCCTTAAGGACATCACGATCGACCTGGGCGGGATCATTGGTGGCCTCTTCACCGCCATGGCGAACGGGTCCGCTCCGATCGACTCCATTGCCGATGCCCTGGACAAGGCGAACAAGGCGGTGAATGGCCCCCTGTTCCAGGCGACGCTGACGAACCTGTTCTCCTCTATGGGGCAGGCTGCATCCTCGGCGTTCCAGGGTGTTGGGAAGCTCGGTGAGGCGTTCGTGTCCCTTGAGCCGACTCTTGGCGTGGTGCTTCCCCTGATTGGGGAGACATTGCGCACTGCGCTCACTGGGCTCGCTACAGCCCTCGAGAATCCTGCGTTCCAGGATGGTCTGGCGAACTTCTTCAACAGTCTCCTGACGGCAGTGCAGGCGCTCGCTCCAGCCATGCCTGCCCTGGGTGAGGCGTTCGGGGCTATCGCCACTGTCGCGGGCACCCTGCTTGAGGCTATCGCCCCCCTGGTGGCCCAGCTGGTGGAGGGGTTGGCTCCGATCTTCCAGCAGTTGGTTCCGATCCTCACGCCGATCATTGAGCAGCTGTCCGCGGCGCTGCTCCCGGTGATTCAGGCCCTGGTTCCTGTTATCTCGGAGATCATTGCCCAGCTGGCTCCCATCATCTCTGAGTATCTACCGCAGATTCTGCCCCCGATCGTTGCTTTGGTTCAGCAGTTGGCGTCCGCCCTGATCCCGGCGATCCAGCTGGTGGGGAAGGTCATGCAGTGGCTCATGCCCCTGGTGATGGCGTCATGGAATGGGATCATGTCCACGGTGACGGGCGCCATCCAGGTCATCAAGGGCATCCTCCAGACTGTCCTTGCTGCCATCAAGGGCGACTGGTCTGGGGCCTGGAACGGCATTAAGACGATCGGTGAGGGTATCTGGAACATCATCAAGGGTCAGTTCGGCATCTTTGGCAACCAGATCATGTCGATGTCCTCCACGGCCTGGAACTCCGTGTGGAACACGATCAAGGGCGTGTGGAACTCGATCGCCTCCACCGTCTCTAGTGCCATCAGCGGGGTTCGGAACCTCATCAGCAACGGCTGGTCGGCTGTCATGAGCATCACATCCTCCATGTGGAGTGGTATCGTGAGCACCGTGTCCAGCTGGGTGAACAACATGTTGAACATTGTGCGCAACATTCCCAACAGCATTCAGAATGTCTTCGCCGGCGCTGGGTCCTGGCTGTGGAATGCGGGTAAGAGCGTCATTCAGGGGTTCATCAATGGCATTAGCTCCATGTTCTCGGCAGTCCAGAACAAGCTGTCGTCCCTGACCTCGTACCTCCCCTCGTGGAAGGGTCCCGCCCCGGTTGATAAGGTCATCCTGAGGGATGCTGGGCGCCTCGTCATGCAGGGTTTCATTGACGGCCTCGAGTCTCAGTATGATGCGGTTAGGGACTCCCTGGAGGGATTTACGGACGATCTGGCTAACGACATCTCCCCGGACATCGCAGCCCATGTTGCGCCGACATTCGAGAAGGCTAAGCCGTCCCGCGACGCCCTGAACACTCTCTCGTCCGTTGCTGCAGGAAGTAAGGCATCCACTGGCGGGACCGTCAATATCACCAACTACTACCCGCAGGCGCAGAGCGACTCCAAGACCCGAGATGATGTCGCCGACGGCATCCGCCTCGCGTCGAGCATCTAGGATGGTGTCATGAGTAGCGAGTACTCCCTGAATGGGGTTGACCTGGATCGGCCAGGGAAGTGGCGTGTCATGCAGGGCACACTCCTCCCTGCGGTCCCGGCGCCGCGCCTTACGAGCACGGAGGTGCCGTTCCGTAGCGGCATCCTTGATGGCGCTGGCTTGAAGGTGGATACCTTCAAAGTGACGGTTGCGTTCATGGTTGAGGGCGTGGATCGGGCTGATCTGGATCGCAACTTCCAGGCGCTCATGGCCGTTCTGAGGGCCTCAAACAAGCTGGCCACCCTCCAGCACCATCCTGCGGGTGTTAGCCCCAGGGATGCGCTCGTGCGGCTCGTGAGTGTGTCCCAGCCGGCCTGGAGGTACGGGGAATGGGCGATCGACACTACCGTCATCTTTGAGGCCGTCGAGGGTGTCTGGCGCGACACCGCGACCATTGAGACTCAACTGAATGACCTGTCCCGACTCGCCGGGGGTGCCGCCCCTATCTCCGATGCAATCCTAAAGCTCACCCCCACAGGAAACACGTGCACGATCGTCGACCAGACATCCGGCTCGTCGATCACCTGGCGGGGCACCATGGATCCCGGGCAGAGACTCCTCATTGACGTCGGCAAGTATGCCGCCTGGAGGCAGGTGTCTGAGCGCTGGTACCCACTGAACGGTGCGGTGAACGCTTCCGCGGAGATCAGCATGTCCCCCGAGGGCTTCCAGCTCACCCCGAACCATGAGGGCAAGATCGTCCTCCAGGTCACCGGCACCACGGGAGTCATTCAGGCGAGGAGGGCCTACTGATGCGCCGCGACTACTTCCCCGGCATGCAGCTGCGTGCCGTCGCCTACGAGGTACAGGGCGCGAAGATTGGTGTCGTCCCCGACATCCTGGAGATGACGGTCACCACGCCGCGAGGGAAGACCCCTACCCTGTCTATGTCGTATGCGCCGGGCCCTAACGCCATCCGGGGGGACGTGCTGGAGCGTGAGGTGGAGGTCGCCATTGAGGCCACCTTCAACGGCACGGACTGGGAGGAGCTGCCGGACGCCCGGTTCGTCACCCAGAAGACTGAGCACAACCTCGTCAACGACGGCACGGACTCGCGCAAGGTGCAGGCCATCCACGTCAGCGACTACCTGAAAGAGGCGCTCGTCTGGTCTGTGCCGGTCGAGGCTAAGGACAAGGAGGGGAAGTTCAAGTTCCTGTCCCGCAACGCAGGGACAATCATTGGGACCGTGTGGCAGAACGCCGTCAAGCGCGGCTGGGGCGCCGGGCTTACCTTGGACGCCAACACGGTGAAGGACTCCGCGAACCAGGACTGGGCGAAGGTCGTCACCCTCTACTTCGACCCAACGATCAGCCTCCTCCAGGTGGTTGACTCGCTCCGCAACCTCGGCATGATCGACACTGTGTGGCAGGGCCGCACCTTGAAGCTCTACAACGCAGACACCACTCAGGCGCGGGACCTCACCGCCTCGAAGCGCTGGCCCCTCGCTACCACGCTCACAGGGGCCCCTGAGGCGGCCACGTGGGCGGACATGTGCACCGACGTCCTCGTGAAGGGCGAAGGCGGCAGGACCTGGCTCATCCACAATGACCTCGCCCCCCGCAATATGCGGCGCGTCGAGAAGGTTGTCGAGGCTGGGGGCGTGGAGCTGGAATCCACTGCGCGTCTTGTCGCCGAGGCTACCCTCAAGTCGGGGGCGCACGCGAGCGAGGAGATTAAGCGCGAGTGGGCCGCCACCGACGTGCATCTCCTCCCCTGGGTCGACTATCGCCTCGGGGACTGGATCATGGTGGAGCGGGCAGCTGGCATGGAGCGTCTACAGGTCGCCCAGATCAGCGTCACCCAGAAGGACGGAATGGTCGTTGGACACACCACCTTCGGTACTGTCCTTGACAGCCTCCTGGGGCGCCTGACGAAGCGCACGAAGGGGATCGTCGGTCTCGCGTCCACATCAGGCAGTGGCGTGCGCCCGCAGCCCCCTGCATCGAAGTACTGGCCCCTCGCCCCCCAGGGCCTAACGGGCACTAGCCGGGCCGTCATCGGCAGCAGCGGTTGGCCCGTCGGTGTCGCCGACATCCAGTGGGGCAGGGTCGAGACTGACACCCTGGGTGGCCGCGTGGATGTCGTGTCCTATGAGGTGTCCTGGAAGCAGACCTTGAAGGGGGCGATCGCTTCCGGGTCGCTAGTGGTTCAGGGCGCCGACACTACACGAGCCACCATTGGGGACTTATGGCCTGGGGCCAGGGCTGACTTCACGGTGCGAGCCCAGACTAATGACGGAGTTGGGTCCTGGTCTCACCCGTTGACTCTCGAGGTGGCGTCAGACGTCGAGCCCCCGCCGGTTCCGTCCAAGCCGATCCTGTCGCCGGTGCTCGGCGGGCTGGGCGGGGGGGGGG